CCCGCCAGCGCCCGATACCCAAACCACGCCGTCAAGAATTCGGTGCGCGATTGCAGAGGATTAGGCCTATCCAACAGCATCTCGAATGGGTGGTTATCGATATCCTTCTGCTCTTCACCGACGCGCTGCTTGACTTTAAGCGGTGTACCCGCGCCCGTCTGCGCCCTGGCTGATACTGCGTTATATACCCACGACAGCGTGGCCATCGTGTTAAGTTGATTCTCGATAACTGTTAGGTTTGGCTCATCTGTCCAGGGCTGCAATCCGGCGCGCGCCCAGTCGGGCGACTGAATACCAGTAGCCTTCAGCGCGTCAGCCCTGACGTACCCCGCCAACCATAACAATCTGTCGATAAATCGTGTGCCTTGCGTCATGGGCTACCCTAATCGAACACGTAGACGATACAGCCGCCCTCATGCGAAGCGCCGCCGCTGGCTATGACTAGCTTCAGTGTTCCAGCGATGCAGTGCATGGCGTATGTGCCAATCGACGTGCAGGCATTGTCACACTCAAGCACGCGCGGGTAATAAACAACGTCGCTGTCGCCCTCACCGGCGCCTATGGTTAGCAGAGTGCGATCTACGCCGCTCGGCGTATTTGTTACGGACAGCACAGCGGTGTTACTGTTGTCCAATGTGCCATCGATCCACTCGACCGCATACAGCCAGCCAAACACGCTGATATCACCAGCTACGGTTAGCGCCCCTGCGCCGTCTGTTGTGCCCCTCAAAATAACGTCTCTTAAACCTTGCATGATAGGCTCCTGAGGGGAGAGTTATCCCCTCCCCCCATCGCTAAGACCATCAGTACACAAAATAACTAGTCAGGACGTGCGGCTGAGACGCCTTCTTCAGCGTAGTTGCCAACGTACAGCACACCGGCATCGATGGCAGTCCTGTCTGCCTCATGCAGCGTGTCGGCAAAGAAGCAACCAGAGATCATGCCAGTCTGGGCAGCGTTGTCTGCCTTAATCCAGCCCGTAGACGGTGCTGTTCCATCCTCTTCAGGTAGGAAGTTGCAGCCCTGGACAAACAGGCCTGTTGAGTAGCTATTTGTTGGGTGGTTAATGCACAGCGCAGCGCAATACTGGAAGTCGCAGCTCTTGAAATAGATTTGCGAGGCCGGATCGCCGCCCTCACCGGTGCTGAACTCGACGCCATCGGTTCCCTCGAAACGGCAGCGCTCGAACAGTACATCAACAACCTGCCCACCAGACGAGGCCGCAATCTCGACGCCGTTTGCTCCACCAGAAAAACGGCAGTCAAAAGCGCTGAACCTGCGGATCTGCCCAGTTAATTCAAGCGCCGACCCCGTGCCCCTACCACCAACGTTCATGTTGAACATGGCGACATCGTAGGCTCCGTTAATCGTAAAGCAGGTTGAGTTGGTACCCACCGAAGTGGCACGAACTGAACGCGGCGCGCCTACCCCAACAAACGTTAACTTGTGCGTAGTGACAGTAACGTTCTCGTCATACTCTGCCGATCCATCGATCAGAATGACATCACCCTGAGATGCGGCATTGACAGCTTCTTGGATCGTGGCGTAATCACCACTGCCGCTAGAGTTAACGCGCCATGCCCTGCCTCCACCATAGAGCCCGTTGGCGGCCATACCATCGGCCAAGTCGCTAAGTGTGGCGTTACCCTTACGTAAGATATATGTACTTCCCATGCTATTCTCCCTTTGGCCTCCGGGGGAGGTGTTAACACCTCCCCCATCAGGCTATCGTCTCAGGATGACTAAACCGTCAATCCGTATGTAACGGCGGCCGCGTTGCTCGTGTCACGGTAAGCCAGCCCCAATCGTGCCAGTGCCACAATCTCCCAGGCATCGGCGTTAGCAATGCGGGTAGTCTCAATGGTCATCTGGCGCTTATAGCCAAGCTTCCACTGATCCCATCGTACGGCCAGAAGTGCGCCGTATGTGTTATTCCCGACCGTGGTCTGGTCAACCTTGCCCGCGCTGTTGCTCTTGCGAGTTGCGCTCTTGAAGTGCATAAACCAGGACGGGAAGATGCTGTATCCCCACATTTTGGTTAGCACGCCGCTCTCCATTGTGGCTTGTGTCCAGACATCTTTAGTCTTTACAGTTGCCATCTGAAGCGATTTCTTATAAACGTTCGGGTCAATCACAAACCCGCACTTAGACATATCAGCGCCGCCAATGCCAGCAGTGCCAAGCTTCCACATCGTTTCCAGGTAGTCATCCTCACTCAGTGCCCCGCCCGCACGGCTGAGATTAGTCAGCGCGTAATGGCGGAGGCCGTCCAGTTGCAAGAACAGCGTTCCTGCCGTAACGGCTGAGCTATTACCGATGTCGTTGATGTTAGTGTATGCAGTCGTGGTGGTATCGCCGTCGATCACCAGGTGCTCGATCTGCTCCTTGCCGGAGGTGATGAGCTGATTGCGCAGTTGAGGAACGAAAGCGATCAGACTGTCCTCGGTCATCTCACCCGTGTACATCACGCGCGCGCCGACCTTCTTAACGCTTAACGTAACGTTGGTGGGCGTGGTGATCTGTGAAGCCGTCACGGTGGCGGCGGGAACCTTAAGAGTGCCGTCAGCTGAAGATGCCTCACTAACACCGTACCAGGTCGGGTCAGTGCCCTCAATCGGGAACACCGAAGACGCGAACCCGTCAGGGATAACCACACTGGGCAGCTTCGCCATGATAGCGGCCTCGGCGCGGATAACACCCCACAACTCGCGAGCGTAAGCAGTGCCAACCCAGTTACCACCGTCCGTGGTGCCACCGGTGTAAAGAGGATCTGTCACGCCCTTGATGGCTTCTATCGTCGGGTTGATTCCTGCGGCTTTCATAGCACCCAGCGAGTAGCTCGGCGCCAGCTCGCGGTGTCCATAGTCGTTCTTGTCTTCAACCAGCTTGATGGCTTGGGCCTTGATTGCGCTGGCAGATACCTGACGTCCAGCACTCTTCATCGTGTCGATCACGAGCCCCAGCTCGCCAGCACTGAGGTTGTCATACTTCCAGGTGTCACCGAATTCGGCAACGTAGGGGGCGCTGGGTAGGCGATTGTTCTTCGCCGCTTCCTTCTCCCACTCTGCACGCTCGGCTTTGACTGCCTCATCTACGGCGGCCTGCTTCTCTGCCTCAACCTTCTTTGCCGCCTCCTCCAGCTCGCGCTGGGCCTTCATCGCGGCTTCTACGCCCTGCTGAACGAGGGCCTTGATCTCATTCTCTTCCATTGTCTTAGCTCCTATAGTTTTCTCGTTGTTGTCCTCCCTATGCTCCGGCGCTGCGCTATGCTCCTCGCCTTTCGCTGCGCCCTTGTCGCTTGGGTTGTCAATATCAGGCCAGTCTATACCGGCCTGTTCATACACTGATTTGAGTGCTGGGTATGCCACCGCGCGCCAACTTGCCGGGCGCTGCCCTGGTGGTGTGTCGAAGATGGCCAGCTCGGCAAATGGCCAGACGGCGATCCGCCCAGGGATGCGCTTGTCATAGGCCGTCATCTGCCCGTTCTGCTGTAACCGCGCCAAATGGCGGATAGACCCAGACGATGCGTAGGCTGTGCCATTCTTGGCAGCTTCCCATACCTTCTGGGCCAGCGCTTGCGCTTTATCCAGTATCACACGCGCCCACCAGCCATCTGAGCGCTTCTCAATGCGTGCCGTCTTACCTATGATTGCGGGAGTATCCTGCTTGATACCGTGATAGTAGGTGACTACTGGTGACGAGAACTGAGCCTGCATGATATCTGTGCTGGCGTCGAAGTATTGGCCGTCGGCGTCCTTGTCATCGAACGGTATCGCCCTGACTTCTAACTCCCAGTCGCCTACCGCCTTGATTGCAACATACTCGCTTATCTCTTCTAGCATATTTCCTCTGTTTACGCCCAGTCAACCATCCCCGCCGGGCTCATGTAGTGTGTCGCTTCCCATATCATCAGCGCTCTAGCCATCACTGTATCGTCGTGCATCCCGTCTGGTGCGCTGTATGTGCTGCGCCCCGTTACGGGTGACACCTTGCGCTCATATGCTTCCAACTCGCCAGTCCATACCGGATCTTGTTGGAACTGCCACTCTGCGCGTTCTAGACACAGCGCTAAATTCTCGATAAGTGGCGGCTTGCTTACTGCTGTTGTGTCGAACCCCTCTACCGGCAATCCTGCACGCTGTAAAGCCTCAAGCCCAGGCTCTCCGATGCTATTCTTTTCTACAAGTGCTCTACTGACTTCCCACCTGCGGTATAGTTCTGCTGTCCTGCTCCACTGTAGGTGATAGTCGATTTGATTCATCCGATCCCGCGCTATCTCGACCTTGCATGTAGCACAACCTATCGAGATACATGTGTAGTCTTGCTGCTTTGCCCAGTCCTGACCTGCTACGATGATATGTCCAACATGATCGCTGGCGAGTGTGTCAAGTGGCGCATTTAGGCACGCTAGCAGGTTTCTAAATACACTACCTTCGTTCTCAAGGAAAACGGCAAGGTACTCTTGCTCGAATACCGCCTCCGGTAGCATCTGTCGCGCTTCCTCAATCTCTTCCGGCGCTATGTACGGATTACTTGCCGTCGGCATACACCAGCTTTTGTACTCCGGCCTTGTTGTGTCCATACCCAACTGGTACAACTGCCAGAAGTAATTTCGCCCGCGCGGAGTGCTCATAAACCAAGCATCCCCGCGATAGTCTGTGAGTGTGGGCCGTATTGCCATCTCCCACGCCTTCTGAAGGTTTTTGGCCTGCGCTGCCTCATCGACAATCACTCGCTTGTACTTACGTCCACGCCCGGCATTCTCGTCTTCCAGCGTCCAGCCGTCTATCTGACCACCGCCGGGCATCTTTATCTGATGCTCGCTGTTGTTGACTTTCGTGGCGTATGGCCTGAGTATGTCGGCTATCTGTCCCCAGGCATCGAGGAGGATCTTGTACGTTGGGGCAAACCAACCGACTGGGTATCCCTGGGAGATAACTTCTATCTCTAAGTCTGTCCCGAGAATTGTCTTTCCCCACCGTCGGCCACAATCGAGAATGTTGTAGCGTGACGCCTCACGCATGACCTGCTGCTGTGCGGGATGCAATTGTAAACGTGAGATACTTAACGCCTTGTCTCGCTTATGTCGATCAACTTCCAGTATTGCTTGGGCGAGTTGCGGCGATAACCGCCTCTGCTTCTCTGACGATGGCATCATATTCATCAGGTGGTAATGTCTCTAGTACCGTTTCCAGGTGCTCTATTCGTCCCGTTGGTTTCCCCGCCAGTAACTCGGCTAGCTCTGCGCTAATCTTCAGTAGTCCCGTTAAGTCTCGCGGTTCATACTCTTCTATGCGCTCGATAATCTTTCCTGCCGCCAATCCTTTGATGGCTTGGAGCTGCTGTAAGAAGTTTTCTCTTTTTTCTTGTACAAGTTCGTACGGAGGCGGATTGTTGCTCCTGCGAAACCAGCGGATCAACGTCGGGTGTGGCACCACTAAGTGTCCTGCTACACGCGAAAGCGCGCCCTCTGTGCCCGGATAGCCCGCTGCTTCCAGCATCAAGACCGCGCTTGCCCTAAATTCGTCTGTGTACTGCTTCCGCTTCTTCGCCATATGCCTACCGCACTATCAGCATGATCGCAGCAACCGCCACGATAACGCCAACCAGCGTGAACAATATCACGCTACTCCAAGGGTTATAGTCGCCGTGCCGTCTGTATCGCTGCATATGCCTCTGTTGGCTATTGCTAAGTCCCCCACGCTACCGCGTCCTGTAGGCTGTGATCCATCTGTCGCCCTGGGGGAATGCAAAGAGCCTACACTCTATTATGAGGTAGGCCCTTGTCAATGTAGGCGTATGGTAGGCAGACAACCTACATATTCACGCCACCGCCATAACGTTGTTTTGTACATGGTTCATAAAATGGTTACTCATATCTACTACATATACCTCAACCCATCCAGAGCAGCGACCGCGAGGTAGTGTAACTACGCCATTGCGCCGCAGGTTGGTGAGGTGCTGCCGGACCCATCGCGGTGAGTAGCCGATAAAGTCCGCGATCAGCTTGGCTTGCACCGGCGCAAACGGTGACTGTCGCAAGTCGCGCAGCGTGTCTATCACCAGGCGCTCGCTCTCCGTCATAACGTACACCTCGCTGGGACGGAACGTGTATCCGCATCGCGGGCACGAGATGGTTGTCATCGGCGCCTCCTCGCTAGAACATAGCCTACGATGGCGCCAATCAGTATCGCTACTGGTATTAAGTACCAATGATCAAGAATCCAAGGGTTGAATATCATTCGCCCTCCTCGTTCTTTGGTTCACCAATCAGTTTCACCGCCTTAGTGAGACAATCACGACAAATGATTGCCGTAGCGCTTTCGCAGTAGGGTTCTTCCCCAATCTGCACGCCTACTTCTATCTTTTCGCCGCACTCGTCACATCCTACATGTGACCACGCCCCGCTAATAAGTTCTGATGTAATTATGAGTTTCATAGTCCCCTAACTTTCTAGCCGCATGGCTGGTCTGGCTCCCATCTTCCTCACGCCTTGCAAGAATGGCGTGTTATCGTTTGGATCTATCTCTTCCCACTCCACGGGCTTATCTGTCATCGTTGGCGGCAACTCTGGCGCGGCCGTAGGCGCCTGCACGACGCTGATATTTTGTAACAGTTTGGCCATCGTGGCAAAACCCTCGTTGATGGCCCGCACTACATCACTGTTGTCTACGGTTGCATATGCGATAGGTGCTTTCTCTATGCTTGGCTGCGCTTGCATATGCGCATATGCAACCAGCGCGTCCCGGATAACCTGCCCCTGGCTGATGCCATGCTGTCGCATCATATCACAGATGAATTTCCAGATCTTAACGTGATCGGGATCTGTCATCTGAAGGTTGGCCCCGATGGGCTTCCGGGTATCAGTCATTACTCCATCAGCCCCAGGTACTCAGATGCGACGTTGATCGCCGACGTCAAGTCGTCTGGCAAGCGACGGTATCCACCACCTGATTTCACGTATCGACCCCGAGGATCTGTATTAATACACCCAGGTTCAGTCTCCTTGACAATCGCCTCCAACAGCGCCCGCAGTTGCGCGTTATCGTTGCGCAGTATGGCAAACGTCTCCACGTCGCCCAAGTAGTGCTCTATCTCATCTATCGCTGCCTGGTGCCTCAGTAATGTGCTAGTGTCCACCCTGCGCCTCCTGCCAAACCTTCTCTGCGTCCTGCATCACGATCCTGTCGCACGTGTACGCACTCTTGCGTGCGTTGTAGTTGCCAGCCAACCAGCGCTTATCGCACACGTTACAGACGACGTACAGCCAGCCGTCGGCGTCCTGCGCGATTGATAGCTGTGTGCGAATGCGGTGATGGTGCTGCGATGGTGGATGTGTCATGGCGATTATCCCTTACTATCTTCTTTGCGATCATTCTCAAGGTATTCACCGCAAAAGTCGTCACGCAACACAGACACATGGCGATCAATCTGTTGTCCGTCAGGACGAGTTATCTCAACGACGAGATACGAACACAATCCGCGTCTTCGGTGCGTTCGTCGGTAATGCACACACTTGGCACAACAATAAACAGGTAATGACATACTCCGCTCTCCTTGTACTTAGTGATAAGGGCACTTATCGGCTACTCCGTAATAACTCCTCTGGCATCTCCCCACACCAAGCGCATCGTCCATCAGCGTGCCTATCTGTGCCCTCGTGATCACACGGAATAGCATCATAAGCGCGCTCGAATTCGTGGAGTAACTTACCAAGATTGACGCAGTGCTCACGCCACATCATTTCTTCGCATGACCAGGTTGAGTGTTTTACGATCCACACAGCCTCTTCCGCTATGTCCTGGGCCGTCTGTAAGCAAAACTGCTCTCTGTCACTCATCTCTCACCTCTTGTGCTATATCTCGTCCACTTGCCTGTGGTGGAAGGCACCGATATCGTGTGTATCCTCTCCATCATGTATGGACATGGCTTGTGATAGGTTCCCCTGATGCCATCGGTGGTAAACACGAGATTGTCCTGGCACTTAAGACACCGGAAGTCGAAGATGCCCGCTGAAAACTTATCGCCGCAGCATGAGCATTTACGCATGATGATCATCGGTGCCCTCCTCGGCTTCGGTACCCTCCTCGGATTCGGTATGAGTGCACGCCTCGCACAGTGGTAAACCGTCGCTGTCAATAAAGTACGTTACCTGTATCTGCCCGCAGGCCACACAGATATTCAGATCGCCTATATTTATTTCTGCTTCCATGTGTCTCTCCTTGTAAATCAAGATAACTGCTAATCGTTGTCGAATAGGCCTAATTGAGCTAGCGGTATCCGCTTCAGTATAAAACCGACCTCTGCTGGCGTATGGGCGCTCTTGCGACTATTGCAAGACTTGCACGCCGGTACTATATTCAGTGCGGTGTAACCGCCACCACGCGAGATAGGATACACATGCTCTTGCGCCAGTGTGCCAACTTTTGATTCTGGTTTGCCACAGTAGGCACAACAATGACTGTAGTATGTGAGTATTTCTTCCCATTCCTTATCAATAAGGGTGGCGGGGGTGCGCGCCTGCTTGGATAGCCTTTTTGCCCGCGACCGCCTGCTTATCGTTCTACCTAGTGGCGTGCGCTGTTTCTCCAAGAAACACGATTTGCAGTACACTGCGATACCGTCACTCCGCTGGGAGTTTGCGTGAAACTCTGATATGAGCTTCGTTTGCTTGCACTTGGTACAGAACTTCATGCGCTCCGCTTTGTGTATATGCTTCAATGTATCTATTTCTTCTTCGGCAAGTAGCCCAAGTGCAAATCCTGTGTACAGGCCAAAGTAATCTATGCCATCTACTATGTAACTGTCCAAGTAATGATGATCACTCATAATGAAAAAATACCCCCCGATGAACTGGTAGGGTATGCTAAGACACGATATAATTCAGCCATCACCCCCACCAGGGTGGTCACGCAGCCGGGCGCGATCAACGCCGCGGCTGCATCTGTAATTGTGCTAAATTCTACCTCGTTTGCACGTAATTCGCCACCCATTTCATTACCAATTCTTAATGCATGATCATGTAAGATATCGTTACTTGGGGGTTTTAAGTCCCCAAAGGTGTCCAATCCGCCACGGTATTTCGGGCTCAATCTTCTCCAACATGAAGTCGATCTTGGGCCACTCCTCAACCGGCATCTCCCGGATGTGTTTCAGCCTCACCTTGCCCCTCGCGTCTTCTCGTAACTTCTCGAAGTCGCCAGGACTAAGTAAGAACCACTCAGGATTTTTGAACTGATATGCCCCGCCATCAGCTATGCTATCATGCGTGGCATAGTAGACAATTGGCAGCGATTCCTCAATTAGCTTCGCCACGCCCTCGACGCACTTCCTAATGTCCTCGTTAGGTGTTGCCATCGCCTCACCCCTTCTTCTTTCCGTATCGATCCAACAGGATCAGGTAGGCAAGGCCAACCACTACCCATACCATGCCAACTGCCCACAAGGTGTATTCGTCCATCGCCTCACCCCTCCTTGCCGTCTGACACTATGTACAGCAATGAGCGTTCTTCCTTTGCCTCGTCTAGCAGCT